CTATCAGAACTGCAATGGAAGGCGACTTCGATACTGGTAATGTAAGATACAAAGCTAGAGAGAGATATTCATTTGGATTCTCTGACTGGAGAGGTATCTTCGGAACACCAGGAGCATAAATCATTTAGTGGGGCACGTGGTGTGCCCCACTAACAAACCCAAGACTTAAACGACAACTAATAAGGAGGTTGACATGGGTTCTACTACTTTTTCTGGTCCAATTAAGGCCGGAACAATCAAAGAAACTGCTGGGATAACACTTGGCAAAGACATAAAAAATACAGGTCAAGTCGTAATGGCTCAGACTCACGCAATTGATCTATCAGGTGGAGCAATTGCAGCAGGCGCAACTGATATTGTTATTCCTGCAAATTCACAAATTATCGACTGTGTGTTTGATATAATCACTGCAGCTAACACAGGTACTAATATTAGTATTGGTGATACTGTGGGTGGTGCTGCTACTATTGTTAACACTTTTCCAAGTGGAACAAATGCTGGTAGAGTATATCCTACTACACAAGCTGGCGGTGCGTTAGCGTGGGAAGATACAGGTTCAGCTGATATTAAATTGACTGTAACTACTTCTGCTGCTACAAACGCTGGAGAGATTAGATTTACTGTTTTATATCAACAAAACACTAATCTAGGCTAATTAATATAACCGTGGGTGGGGAGTAATGGCCCCACCCTATTACAAGGGGAATTAACAATGACACAAGTTGTAAAAAAATTATTTGATGGAGAAAGAAAACTAATCTATAGTTTTAACTTTACCATCGCAAGCACAACCGCAGAAAACTACGAAATAGATGTAACAGACGCAAACAAATGCGCTCTTAACAGTAAAGGTCAACAAGCTGCTGCACTTACAATTAACAGAGCGTGGTGGTCAGTTAACAATTCAGCAACAACTAAACCGTTAAAATTGTTTTACGAAGCAAGCGCAGATGATTTAGCACTGACTTGTAATTTTGCTGATGATCAAGATTGGAGCACAATTGGTGGATTAAAAAATCCTAGATCATCTGGATTTACTGGCAGTATAAAAGTTAACTTTTCTTCGGTAACAAACGACGATACAGCAACTCTAGTACTTGAACTAATTAAAGATTATAGTTAGGAGTTTTAATGGCTTATTCAGGCACTAGAACATTTAATCTTACAGTAGAAGAGATAATAGAAGAGGCATACGAAAGATGTGGTCTTGAGGTAAGAAGCGGATACGATTTAAAATCTGCAAGACGATCTTTAAACCTCATGTTTTCTGATTGGGCAAATCGTGGTCTTAACTTGTGGACTATAGATTATGCTACACAAACAATGACTCCTGGTACTAATTTTTATTCAGTTGGTAAAAATACAGTTGACATTTTAGATGCAGCAATAACAACAACTGATAATGCTACAGCTAATTTAGAAGGTGACTCTAATACTACAGACGTAACAATAACTAAAATATCTAGAACTGAGTATCTTAATTTAAGTAGAAAGCAACAAGATGGAACTAACGGTGATGCAAGACCTACACAATTTGTTTTAGTAAATGGTCAAGTAACTGTAAACGGTGGTAGTAATACTGGTAGGCCTGAACACAATTTAACTTTATTTGTTTATCCTAGCCCAGACAAAGCTTACATACTAAAATACTTTTTTGTAAATAGAATTATGGATGCAGGTGCATATGGAAACGAAGCAGATGTTCCGTTTTATTTTATGCCTTGCCTAGTCTCAGGATTAGCTTATTATACAGCGATCAAAAGAGCACCTCAACTTGCAGCAGGATTAAAAGCTGTGTATGATGAGGAGTTTGAGAGAACTGCTGATGCGAACAGAGAAAGAGTGTCTTTCAAAGTTAAACCGGCACAAGCATACATACCATAGGAGGTAATATGCCAATATGTGATCACTGTGGACACGAATGCCATTGTAGCAACGGAGGATCTTGTTGTGGTGGACAATGTGATTGTGGAAATTGTGAATGTAAAAAGGAGGATAAATGAGTAACCCAAGATACAACAAACAATCTGCCAACCAAAGAATAGGTGGTAAAGGCGGAAGAAGTTTTGGTAGAGGACAAATTACTATACCAAACGCTGTTGAAGCTGGGGCAATAACTACAAAAGGTATTGCACCTGCAAAAGGTAAAGCACAAGAGATTTCTATATCTAAAGGTAAAGAATCTGGAACTGCGTTAGGAATGGGAGCTGCTGTTAAAGGTGGCAAATATACCTGGACGTAATGGCAAAGAAAAAATCATTGTCACAAAAAAGAAAAGCTAAGTCTGATAAAAATAAAAAAGGCATAGCAAAAGGTTGTGGCATGGTAATGGAGAACAGAAGGAAAAAAACAAAATATGCCTAAAACAGCGGCATGGCAAAGAAAAGAAGGTAAAAGCAAATCCGGTGGATTAAACAAAAAAGGTGTAGCTTCTTACCGTGCTAAGAATCCTGGTTCTAAACTTAAGATGGCAGTTACTACTAAACCATCTAAGTTAAAAAAAGGATCTAAAGCTGCAAATCGCCGTAAATCGTTTTGTGCTAGAATGAGTGGTATGAAGAAGAGAAGAACAAGTGCAAAGACTGCAAATGATCCTAATTCAAGAATCAACAAATCTTTGCGAAAATGGAATTGTTAATGACGTACGCAAAAGGAAAATATTCTAAATTTATTTCTGATCGTAGTGGATTAGAATATCCTTATTCAGAAATGGTAACAGAGTGGACAGGTATGAAAGTTCATACTAGCGAGTATGAGCCTAAAGCACCACAATTAATGCCACATGAACATTCTCCAGATCCTATTGCACTAAAAGATCCTAGACCAGATAGAACAGAAAATAACGTAGAAAGGTTATTAGGGTTAAATCCTTTTATACAAGACGCAGGAACTGTTGTGGTAAAAGTATTTGAACCTGGACATAATAGAACTACAAACGATACTGTTAGATTTAGAAACGCTGTAGGACCAAATTCTAGTACAATAAATGCAGACGCAGGTAAAACAATAACGGTTATAGATAATGATTTTTATAGCTTTGGTTTAGGTGGTGTAGCGCCAACTGAAAAAGTTATATCAGGAGGAGGTATAGCGTCCGCAGGACCTGTTACAATAACGCCATGACAACATACACAGAACTAAAACAACAAATAAGAGATTACACAGAAACAGATTCTAATGTTTTAACAGATACTATTATTAATGATTTTATTGAACACGCAGAAAATAAAATTTTAAGAGATGTAGATTTACCAGTATTTAGATCTTATCAATTTTCTAATTTTACTACAGGCAATGGATTTTTAACATTACCTGGTGGAGGAGCTACTGTTCCTACACAGTTTTCTGTTATTAGAAGTGTTATGATATATCCTGCAAACGGCACAGGAGAAAGAACATACTTACAGCAAAAAGACGTAACTTTTATGGATGAGTTTCATCCAGACAGAGCTGTAACAGGAACACCAAAGTATTATTGTCAATGGGATCATAATACTATATACGTAGTACCAACACCAAGTGCTGCTTTTAAAGTAGAAGTAGGTTTGATTAGACTGCCAGATAGGTTGTCATCTTCTACTAGCAATACATGGCTTGGGGACAACGCACCAGTACTTATGTTGTATGGGTGCCTTGTAGAAGCCTTTAAATATTTAAAAGGCCCAGCAGACATGCTGCAAATTTATACACAATCGTATGAAACCGCTTTACAAGAGGTTGCTGCGCAACAAATAGGTAGAGGTAGAAGAGATGAGTGGGCAAACGGTGTTATACGTGTTCCTCGACCTTCAATTTTACCAGGTTATAGTAAACCATTAGAACCAACAGGAGGACAATAAAATGGCAATATCATCATCAACTGTAACAACGAGTTTTAAAACTCAATGTTTACAAGGAACGCACAATTTCACTGCATCATCCGGTGATACTTTTAAAATTGCGTTGTACACAAATTCATCTAACTTAAGTGCTTCTACGGCTACTTATGCAGATGGTACAGCAACTAACGAGTATTCTGGAACAGGCTATACCGGTGGAGGTAACACTCTAACCAGTTCTACGCCAGTAGCAGATGGAACAACTGCAGTATGTGATTTCGCAGATACGTCTTGGACTTCAGCAACAATAACAGCACGTGGCGCTTTGATCTACAATAGTTCAGAAAGCAACAAATCTGTTCTTGTGTTG